TTATATTAACCATTTAATATCAATCTTGTCTTTGGATACTTTTATATAATCTATATATGTTCCAGCAACTTTTTTCTTATCTTCCATGCTTAGCTCATCCCAACGTGGAATTATTTTTTTATATTGTATCATTTTTTTGTAACTTAGCTTATCGTTATGAACCATTTCTTCTGATAATTCCTTGTTAAGTTTTTTTAACTCTCCATCTAGTTGGTTAATTCTACTATTTATATAATCAATAGTTGCACCAGATGAATTAGCAAGTCCAGTAAGTAAATTGCTTATTTCTGTTTGCTTAGAAGTTATAAGAATCTTTAACTCATTTATTTTTTTAGTATCAACTATAGTATCAGACTTAATTTTTGTATTTATATTATTAATGTAATTAAATAATTGTTTTTTTACATTTTCTTCAACATACTCAACTCTAACAGAGCCAACCTTACATGTTCCATTGTTTGTTTTGTCATAGCAACGCAAATAAAGTGTATAAGATCCATCTTCTTGCTTTCTACTACCTCTGTTCATACACATAGAGTAGCCACAACTCATACATTTAGTTAATCCTGATAACCAGGTATACATACTTTTTCCGCCTCTTTTAAAAGATTTGTTTTTATTTAGTTTATATTGTACCTTTAACCAGGTATAACTGTCAATTATACCTTCATGAGGACCTATAACAATATTATAATCTTCAATGTTGCCCCACTTAGATGTACCTTTTTCGGTTTTTCCATATGCGAACAATCCGTTTTCACCAATATAATCAGTAACATCATTTTGCATATTACATCCAATATTATAAAAGTAATTAAAAACATCTGCGTCGGCTTTAACATAGGCAGGATTGCGTAAAAGTTTACTTAGCTTATCAGAGTGCCAATTTTTATCTTTGGACGTTTTAACACCCATTTTATTAAGATAATCAGCTATTATATTAAGTGATACTTCCTCGTAAGCATATTTATTATATATGTCAATGACATGTTGCGTATTTTCATTTGGTATCAATATCCTAGATTTTACACCTTGAACCTTATGTTGCTTTGTATCAAAGCCATAAGGGGAAGATCCACCCATATATACACCAAGCTTAGCGCGTTCATAGTAATTATCAACTATACGAAGTTGAATTGTTTCTCTTTCAAGCTGTGCAAAAACCATAACAATACTAAGCATTGCCCTTCCTATAGGCGTACTAGTATCAAATTTTTCCGTAGAAGATACAAATTCCACATCATATTTTGTAAAAATCTCAATTAGATGTGCAAAATCCATTAAACTTCTGCTCATACGGTCCAATCTATATATAATAATCTTAGATATTTGTCTTTCCTTTATATCCTCAAGCAGTTCTTGAAAAGAGGGCCTATCTATATTTTTACCTGAATAACCTTTGTCCTGATAAATTTTAATTGGTTCATCAGGAGCTACTTCGCGTTTGCAAAATTCAATTTGGCTTTCAATACTGATACTGTCTTTTTTGTCTATTGATTGACGTGCATATATGGCTATCATAATAGTTTTAACTCCCAATCATTTTATATATATTAATAAATGTTTATTCTTATAGTAAACAATTTTAAATTATTGTTTTATGTAATATCAGTTTGTATTGCTCCTGAAAGACGATTCCATTTTAGTATAATATGAATATCTTTTTGTAAATCAATATTAAGAATTTTTTTTCTTAATGATTGTGAAAATATAATCTCATAATGACCTTGTTCTAACGGAACTTTTATTGTTTCGCCATTTTCGATAGAAAATCTATTATTGTTGCCGATTGAAATATTAATTGCAGGATTTATAATGTATAATTGGCTTTCTCTGAATATAGTAATGTTAAATATCTTTTTATTAATATTTTCATCGTTCTTAGAATTATCATTTGATATATTTTTACCACATTTAGAACAAAATAATGCATTGTTAGGATTTTCAAAACCACAATAATTACAAAACATATTAATTTCTCCTTATAAATAATTATTTATAATATATTTTTATATCTCTATATTATATTTTATACAGACATTATTAAAAGAATAAAACCCTATACTTAAAAAGGTATAGGATTAATATACTGAAATAAATATTTAATTGTGCCAATTCCCTCTAAGCTGCATTAATCCCCAATAATGTTGCATATCTTTTTTACAATTTGTCTTTGTTTTTCTTAAATTTTACATAATCTATATAATCTAAAATATCTTGCTTATCTCTGGCAGGAAGTGATTGTATATCCTTTAATGTAACTATTAAGCTTGGGTCATTAAGTAACTCTTCAAATTGTTCATTAATTGATGAAGAATCATTGTTTCTAATATTTGTTCTAGCAAGTAGATAATCTGTAGAAACATTAAAAAAATCAGCAAGTATAGTTAAAGTTTCATTATCAGGCTGTCGTTTATTAGTTTCATACATAGCTATAGTGCCATTAGATATATTTAAAATATTTGCTAATTCACGTTGAGTTAAATCTTTTTCTTTTCTTAATGATTTTAATCTTTCACTTAACATAAAATACCTCCTAATCATAAATTATATCACAATATGTAAGCAAAACAATAAAAATAATTCAAAAAAAAAATTGATAACAAAATGTTAAAATAATTATTGACTACGCTAACAATATGTGATAATATGTTGCTAACGATATGATAGCGAGGTGATGTTTTGAATAAACTTTCTTACTATAGAGAAAAAAATAAATTAACTCAACGGGAACTAGCTAAAAAATTAAATGTTTCTAATGCTACAATTGCAATGTGGGAAACATCACAAAGAAACCCGACTTTGAAAAAAGCTAGACAAATTTCAAAATTATTTAATGTGAGCATTGAAGAAATTTTTTTTAACAATTCAGATAACACTGCGTTAGCGTTTTGAATTATTATATCATTTTACAAGTATCTATCAATGTTACTTTATACATAAAAAGTAAAATTTTTATGTATTTTTACAACTAGATATAAGCAAAACAAGTATATTTAAATAAATTTTTAAAAAAAATAATAATTTTGGAGGTGTAACATGGATTTTAAAAGCAAGATGACAACTATCATAACTATATTGAATACAGCATTTAGATATTTGGATGATTTAGATAAAATAAACGAGCTTAGCAATATGGCAGGTCAACTATTAGAGCTTTGGGGAACTAATTATTGTGATAAAGACGATTTAGAGGGGTTCAAACTTTTAAGGTTACATTCTATTTTTCTTTATGTATTACAGGAAGAGTTACCTAATGAAATAATAGAAACGCTCAAAAGAGAGAACCACATGGGATATTAATTTAAAAAGGAGAATTTTTACGATTAATGTCTGATAGTTTCCTAACTATATTTTGTAATTCTTTATCCTGTATTTCAGCATTTAGTAATGAGTTTTTTATATCTTCTGATTTATAAATTATGGATTCTTTTCTCTTGCCGGGAAGCCTAAATCCAAGTTTATTAATTTCAGATAATACTTTATTTACATCCCTTAATCTGAAATAAAGCTTATATATACATGTATTAACATCATCATCTGAAGAAATATCACAACGCGACCATATTTCTTTTGATAATTGCCAAAATTTTATTTGCTCTTCAATGTAGCTTAAATCAAATTTTTTAAACACAAAATCACCACCTTTCTATTAAGGTGATTATATCATAAATTGTAAAAATATAGCACTAGAAATATAGAATGAACTTTAAAAATACAAATAACCAAAACAAGCACAGTTACATAAATTAAGATAGAACTATATTCAAAGGAGGATTCAATATGGAATTATGTGATAACGCTGATATGGAATGTACTATAACTGTTGATGGAGTAGTAACAAATTTTCATCCGATACTTTCTCCAGAAGAAAAGGACAGAAGAGAACAACGCGGCTTAAGAGTACTAGCAGAAATTATGGAGAAGTATGGAATTGAATAAAACATATTAAGGAGGAACTATGGAAAACAGAAATATTTATCAAATTGCAAGAGAAAGTGCTGGACTAACACAAGAAAAGGCAGCTGAATTATTGGACATAAGTGTAGAGAGTATAAGAGCATATGAAGGATTCAAAAGAATACCACCGAATAAAATAGTAGTAAATATGATAGAAATATATGATTCTCGATACCTAGCTTATCAACATTTAAAGTATTCTAATGAAGAATTATACAATTTTATACCAAGTATTGATGTAAAAGATTTACCAAGTGCTATGCTTAAGCTTTATAAAGAGGTTACTGATTTTATTAAAGTTCGGGATGAAATGATAGACATTACATCTGATGGTGTAATTGATGAGAAAGAAAAACCACGATTTGATAGCATTTTAAAAGAGTTAGATGATATTGTTGATGCAATTATGTCGTTAAAATTTTCATATTAGAGAGGTAAAAATATTGGAAACTCTAAAATTTAAAGGTACAAACAAAGAGTTTAAGGAGTATCTAGATAAAGCTAAAAAAGATATAGAGGATAAAGAAAAAAGGAGCTGCACATCTGCCAATGTACATACTCCAATTATTAATACATCAACAAAATTATATAGAAGATTTCTTGTATAGTCAAGATTTTTGTAAAAGAGGGTGATTGCTTTCAAAATTTACAACTGTATTTGTGGTTATAAAGCTTGGGCAATGGAAAATGTAGAGATAGTAATATGTAAAGAATGTGGTAAAGAAGTTAAAACAGAAATTCAAGACAAGGAAGATGGAGAAGAGTTCACTAAGAATTTACTAAAGAATAAAAAGAGTGCTTAACATCTTGGAGGTGAGCATATAAAAGAGATAGTATTACAAAGCATTATTGAAGATATGAAATATATGCTTGATAATAAACAACTTCAAAAACTACAGTTAGCGCTATATGAAAAATTTAGAAGTATAACTTTTCAGCAGACAGAGACCTCTTTAGACTTATATAACAATAAAAATGATTACATATTAAGAATGTTTCTAGCTTCTAAAAAAGTAGAAGGATGTTCAGAAAAAACTTTAAATAGCTATGCACTTACATTAAGTCAATTTCTAATAAGTCATAATAAGATTGTTGAGAATATAACAACTGATGATATTAGATACTATCTTGTTAGATACCAGTATGATAGAAAAATATCTAACCTAACCATTGACAATATGAGAAGAATTTTCAGCAGCTTCTTTACATGGTTAACAGATGAAGAATACATACATCGTAATCCTACTAAGAAAATAAAGAAAATAAGACATGAACAAAAGGTAAAAAAGCCATATACAGAGGAAGAGCTTGAATTGATTAGAGATGCATGTCAAAACATAAGGGATTTAGCTATAGTTGATATTTTTGTTTCTACTGGAATGAGAGTTGGAGAACTTGTGTTGTTAGATAGAAAAGATATTGATTTTATTAATGGTCAATGCGTGGTGTTTGGTAAAGGGGCAAAAGAAAGAGAGACATATTTAAATGCTAAAGCTAAAATACATCTGCAAGAATATTTAAATAGTAGAACAGATAATAATGAAGGTTTATTTGTATCCTTAAAGAGACCTCATAATAGACTTAGTATTAGTGGAATAGAAAGTATTATAAGAGAACTTGGAAAGAAAGCTAATATAACTAAGGCATATCCTCATAAATTTAGACGTACAGCTGCTACAATGGCAATCAACAGAGGAATGCCAATTGAACAGGTACAAGCTTTACTTGGACATAGACAAATTGATACTACACTTAAATATGCAATAGTAAATCAAAAAAATGTAAAAAATTCGCACGAAAAGTATTTAACATAGATATAATATTAAAATTTAATGGAGGTAAGAAATTCAATGAAAACTATTACAGAGTTAAATGAAAATGATATAAAAGAAATTATAGCAAAGCATTTTGATATAGAAAAATATGCAGTAAATATTGAAACTAAAAATGAATGTAAAGGTTATGGTATGTCTGAACATAATGAAATTATTATAAAATGCTATGTAAGTAAGTAAATTAAAATTTATGTGAGGAAGCGAGAGGGACTATGAGTGGAATAGATGTTTTGAAAGATTTATTTAAAAAAATGATGTATGACCAATTAAAAATATGGGAAAATAACTGTCCTTATTCTGATGAACAAGTAGAAATGTACAAATTCACAGTTGAACATTGCATACAAGAAATAGAATCACAAAGATATTTAGAGGATTTTACATTAAATTTCTTTAAAGATTTAGCTGATTTGAGTAGGGTGGTTTATAAAGAAAAACCAGAGATTACAAGTTTTAACGATTATGTTAAGCAAATTGTTGTTAAAGAATTAAATAATTAACAAAACTAAAAGAAAGGATATAACATTATGATTGCATTTGATTTAAAAAATAACGAAACAATAGATATTGTAAAAATTGATGATAATACTATTAGATTTAATTTTTATAATGAAAATGGAGAAAAATATAAGTCTTTTCAGATGAACATTAATGACCTGATTAGCGAAATTAATCAACAAAACTAAAATAAGGAGGTTGATGAATGAAACCAACTACTAATGCACAAGCAATAATAAAAGGATTAGCAAATATAGATGAATATGAGATTGCGTTTTCTGTAGTAAGTTTTATTAGTTGTCCATACGCTGTTAATCCTTTTTGTGAATACGATGGCAATGATAATAGTTGTTGTGATGATTGTAAAATAGAATGGTTAAAGAAAGAGTTCGAAGGTTAGTAAACAAAATTAAAAGTTCATCAATAAACTAAAATATAAAGTTATCAATTTAGCCCGACAGAGGAATGCCGGCAGCATAACTAATTAAAAATGATGAATAGTTTGTTAAAACAATTGTAAATAAAAGTTTTATCATGCTACCACTTCCTCTTGAAATATTTGCACCTATAAAGCTAAAAAATATTGATATGAGCATAAATAAAATTTGTTTAAATAGTATTTTAAATGCCGGTGCTCTGTCGGAACCCAAAATCGGGCTAAACAGATAACTAATTATAATAATATTACTTGTTAAAATTATTGTCAACATTTAAAACCAAAGAAAGTAGGTGATTTTATAAATACAGTTTTGAAATATCCTGGAGCAAAGAATCGTATAGCACCTTGGATAATAGATCATATACCAGAGCATAGTGTATATGTAGAGCCTTATCTTGGGAGTGGAGCAGTATTTTTTAATAAAAAACCTTGTAAAATAGAGACATTAAATGACTTAAATTCTGATGTAATAAATTACTTTAAGGTATTGAGAAATAATCCTAGTGAATTAATAAGACTTCTTGAATTAACTCCATACGGCCGTGATGAATACAACTATGCATATATACAAAATGATAATGATACAGATATTGAAAAGGCTAGAAAATTTGTAGTTAAGTGTTTCATGGGATTTGGTTGCAGCAACTTATATAAAAATGGTTTCAGGAGTAGTCAGCAAACCAATTCACCGCATACAACAAAAGCATGGAATGAACTTCCTGAAACTTTAAAGAAAGCAACAATAAGATTAAAGAATGCACAAATTGAAAATCTTTCGGCCATTGAAGTTATTAATAGATATAACACAGAAGATGTTTTTATATATGCGGATCCCCCGTACTTATTAGATACTCGAAAAGGTTATCTATATAAACACGAAATGACCGATGAGCAGCACATTGAATTACTTGAATTATTAGTTAAACATCCAGGTAAGGTTATGATTAGTGGTTATGAAAATGACTTATATAATAGCATCTTAGAAGGTTGGGAAAAGGCATATAAAAACACTACAGCAGAACAAGGCATACAAAGGCAAGAAATAATTTGGATGAATTATGAAGTAAATAAACAAATTAATTTATTGAGCTAACTAAATTATACATATTTTATGTTATTATATTAAAATTAGGAGGTAATTGAACATGACATTTAAAGAATTACCAAAGTATTGTAAAGAAAGACCTTATTGTGAAGATAATACAAAATGTAAATATAAGTCTTTATGTTCAAGATTTGTAAGAAAGAATAGAGTAACTCCGGTAGAGTTTTACAAACAATTTAAACTAAAACAAAGTTAAAATTTAGCGAGGTAATATATGGATGATAAAAAAATAATAGTACAATTTGGAATATTAAAAGATATTGAAACTATAGGTCATCAAAAGCCTGATGGTTGGTGGTATATATATCTTCCACAAGATAATGATTGGCATCATGTTCCAAATACGGATGTTAAAGTGATTAATTAAACTAAAACTAGAGGTATGAAATATGAAAGAAAAGCCTATTGTATTTAAAAGTAAAAAAGACCTTAATAATAGAATTAATCTGCATATTAAGCCTAAGCTTAAGGAAGTAAGAGAAGAAGCTATAAAAGACACTGCTACTAGTTTATACTACCTGAATATAATGATTCTGATTGACGAATTTGGGTTTACAGGAGAGCAGATAGAAAAATACTGTAAAAAGTATATGAATCAAATAGAGTGTCTAGATGAAAACTATATTTCAATGGCAGATTTTGAAGCTTGGTGCAAGGATAATAATATTAATCTTGAGATAGCTAAGTAATCAGAACTTACCAGTTATCATATATAGTTAGACAAATACCTAAATAAGGAGGATATATGGATACAAACGAAATAAAGAAGAAGTTACATAGCTATAGATATATAGAATTTAAAATAGGTGCAATAAATGAAGAGCTAAACAATCTAGCTTCTATGATTGATACACAGCGTAATGTAAAATCACCTATTTTAACAGGATTACCAAGAAATAATAGTATTTCTGATACTGTTGGGGCATCTGCTGAAAAAATAATAGATAAATACTGTAAAGAGTATGCAAGACTTGAAAACGAGTTAGACAAGCTATTTGGAGAAAAACATGAGATTGATGATTTGATTAGATTTTTAGAAGGTACAGAAAAGCAAATTATAGAGCTTTATTACTTTAAGAAGTATAAATGGTGGATGGTTGCCAATATAGTAAATTACAGCGAAAAACATTGTCGCAGGATGCGTAATTCTGCTATTGCAAAAATACGAGAAAAAACTAAAAAAACTTAACAATATCAATGAATTTAAACATAGATTTTTGGTAGTAATATAAATAATTTTATTTAAAAATACATAAAATTGCTACCTTGTATTTTTTATACTCAAAAATAGATTAAAAGTTGAATAATTATTAGGAGGAGCTAAATGGAAACTAAACCTAATTATTTTAGTATCATACCTGCAACAGTAAGATATGACAATGATTTGAAAGATAAGGCAAAATTATTATTCAGTGAGATAACATGTTTAACAAATACCTTAGGTTATTGTATAGCAAGCAATGAATATTTTGCAAATTTGTATGGTGTAAGTAAAGAAACAATTTCTCGACTTATTAACCAATTAGCAGAAAAGAATTATATAAAAATAGCTTATGAGAAACGTGGATCACAAGTAACAAAGCGAATGATAATTTTGTCAAGTGACATACAAAAATGTCAACGGTCGAATGACGAAATAATCAACCGTACGGTTGACGAAAATGTCAAAGATAATAATACAAGTATTAATAATAATATTTTTAATAATAATATTGTGCATCCTGATGCACAAATCACACCTTCAAAGAAAGACATTAATAAATTCTTTGAACTGATATGGAATCTGTACCCCTCTAAAAAGGGAAAAGCAAATATATCTGATAGCAAGAAAAAGGATTTGTTCAAATATGGTGATGAAATAAAAAGAGCAATTAAAAGATACATAGATTTTGTAGAGCAAACTAGAAAAAATGGATTTGCATTAGAATATAAGAATGGCAGCACATTTTTTAACAGCGGCTATGTAGATTATTTGGATGATAATTATAGCCCAACACCAACTAAGGACATTTCAAAATCAAATAATACTAAGTCTAACAATTCTAATAAGTTTCATAATTTTGAGCAAAGACATGTAGACTATTCCTCGGAAGAATTAGAAGAGATCGGTAGAAAAAATTTAGAGAAAAAACTTAAAAAACTAGGTATAGAAGAAAATTATGAAAGTTCAAACTAAAACTTCAACAGAAGAAAATAACATTATATCAGCTGTAGCAATAGAAAAATTTAGAAAAATTAGACTTGATGAAAGTAAAAACTACAGGATTAAAATTGCCATAAATGAAAGTGCTGTAGCTGTAGTTCCAACAGTAAAAAAAGTAAAAGCTAAATTAATGCAACAAACAGATTGGTTATTCGCATTTTGTATCAAAACAAAAGCCGGTGACAGTAGAATTGAGATAATTTCAAAATTTGATTATTTAAGAAATCCAAGTTTAATTGAGGTGTTAAAATGATTAACAATATTATAAAAAATAAAGTTATATTTATAAGTGGCAAAATTACAGGAGACAAGGATTATGAGAATAAATTTAAAGCTGCTGAAAAAATACTTAAACTATTTGGGTTTATAGTTTTAAATCCTATTTTCATACCAAAACATTTAGCTTACGAAAAGCAAATGAATATTTGCTTCAACTACATAGATAATTCGGATTATGTATATATGCTTAAGGACCATAGACAAAGCAAAGGCTCAACTAGGGAACTACATTATGCATTGTCAAAAGATAAAATAATTTTATTTGAGGAGGACTAAATAAAATTTATATGGGATGTAAAGTCATGAACGAAAGCTTGAAAATATTACAAAATAATATAAAAAAATTGATAGATGCAGGATGTCAAGATGACATAATAAGCTATATGATTTCACACAGCACAAGTTTAGATGATTTAAATTCTCGTTTAGAAGATGAACTGTTATGTATAAAATGAATGGAGGTTAAAAATAAAATGAAAAATACTTTAGGAGATTTAAACAACCATCTGTTTGCTCAGCTTGAAAGACTGGGAGATGAAGACGTAAATGGAGAAAAACTTATAGAGGAAATGGAAAGAGCGAAAACTATTACTGTAGTTGCAAAACAAATTATAGATAATGCCTCACTGGTTCTTGAAGCTCAAAAAATATTTAACAATAGTGATAAATTAAATGCAGATGCCAAAATACCTAAAATGTTGGAGGGTTAAATGCAGCATAAGTATACTGATGAGCAGAGAGAATTTATAACTATGAATTATATTGGCAAAGGTAATGCAGAACTAACAGAAATGTTTAATACAAAATTTGGGCTAGAGTTAAAAATATCTCAAATAAAAGCCTATAAGAACAGATATAATTTAAACAGTGGACTAGATGGCAGGTTTAAACCTGGCGCAGTACCTGCAAACAAAGGTAAAAAAGGTATTCGCATTAAAGGTACTGAGAAGACTTGGTTTAAAAAAGGAAGCAAGCCTCCTAATTGGGTACCCATAGGCTCAGAGAGAATATCAAAAGATGGATATATACAAATAAAGATACAAGAAGGACAATTCCAAAATAACTGGAGAGGCAAGCATATTTTAATTTGGGAAGATCATAATGGTCCTCTACCTAAAAGCCATGCAATAATTTTTGGAGATGGAGATAAAAGAAATTTTTCTTTAGACAATCTAGTTCTTGTATCAAGAGCGCAGTTAGTTAAGTTGAATCAATATGGCCTTATACAAAAAGATGCAGATCTAACTAGAACCGCATTAATAATAGTAGATTTAAAAAGCAAAATTTCAGAGAAAAACAGAGGAATGAAAAATTAAAATTAAAAATAAGAGAGGATAAAAAATGAACGAATTTAGAAATATAATAATACATAAGGCAATAGTACATGTCTCTGATATGTCAATAACTTCACCAATACTATCTGAAATGCAATTGGAAATTAATGACGATATATATGAATACATAGCTAAACACATATCAAAAATAACTTCTTTATCTACTAATAAGAAATATACATTATCTAATAATACTGAAAACTGTGAGCTGCTAATTAACTTTAATAAAAACAATTTTGAGGTTATAACTCAAAAACTAAGTAAAAAAATATTTGAGATAATGAGAGTATGTTCAGATATAGAATCAGCTGATTTAATGTATTGTTTATATGAAACAGAGGGTAAATTAAAGCTATGTATGCTTAAATTAAATCACAGAAACAGTTACATACATCAAATAGATGAAATAGAAGGTAATAAATCAATAAATGTAGTGAAATATAAAACTACATTACCTAATGTCTCACATAAACCTGATGAAAGCTTTATATATGAGATTGAAAATAATACCCTATTTATTAATGAAAAAAGACATATAGTAGATGACGAGAGAACAACATTATTTTCAAATTTATTGTTTAGTTTACCGTTTGTATTATCACCAAAGGATACTTATGATGCAATTGAAAAAGTATCAAAAAGAATGGTAAAAGAGTATTTTGATAATGATATTGAGAAAAAAATAGATATCAGTAAAGAAATCGTTGAATCGTTTAATTCAAAAGGTGAAGTTGACTTAAATAAAATAACTGATAACATCTTTGAATCTGATTATATTGTAAAACAAAGATATAATGAAGAATTAAAGAGCTCAGGAATAAAAGAAGATACAATAAGATTGGATAATAAGCTTGATAAAAATATTAATAAAAAACAAAGGATTAAGACTGAAGAAGGCATCGAAATACTTATACCAGTAGAGTATTTAGATGATTCAGATAAAATATCTTTTAATACTAATTCTGATGGTACTGTAAATATTGTTATGAAATGTTTGAATAGTATTTAGTTTAAATTTTAAAATTAAAAGATAGAGGAACTACTATGAGTATTGATTTAAGAGATAATGATATTGTAGAAATTTATATTACTAACAAAGATTCTATAGTTATAGAGCAAAAAAACATTACTGTTGCAGAATTAAAAAAATATAAAAATAGTGAATATATTGGAAAGAGTGAATTGTGTTGTTTTAAAACAATCCAAGAATAAAATATTTTAATTTTTTATAAACATGTCCGCAAATGTCCGTTTTCTTTATGCTATAATATAAACTGTGGAAGAATACATAAAAAATCCTTCTAAATTAATATATTTAAAAAGCACCTAAAAAAGCAAATTTGCTTTAGGTGCTTTTTTCATGCAAGAAAAGAGGTATAGGTATGTCTATAGGTAATATGATTAGAGCCAAGCAACCAGATATATACAAACAGTTAATAAAAATGGCAAATAAAAATAGACCTAATGAAATTAAAAAACAAAGTGATGAAGATTTGACATTTGATGATTTTGAAAGAATGATGAGACATGACAGTTATAAAAAGATTAGAGGTAGCACTAGGCAGGTGAGACATGGATAATGAATACTGTTGAACCTATAAGAGATTTTAATTTAATTTTAGACTTTGCTGACTATTTAAAAGGAAAAAGCAAACGTGATTATCTATTATTTATGATGGGCATTTATGCAGGTCTAAGAATATCAGATATATTGCCTTTAAAAGTAAGAGATGTACGTGATGCAGATTTTATTTATATAACTGAAAAGAAAACTGGTAAAGAGAAAAAATTAAAAATAAATGATGATCTCAAGACTATAATAAAAGACTATATAGTCGGTATGCGTGATTATGAATTTTTATTTCATAAGCATAAAGGTAAAAATAATGGACCTATATCAAGACAAAGAGTTTGGCAGATTCTTAATAATCTTGCAGATGAATTTGAGTATAAAGAAAAAATTGGTTGTCATACACTTAGAAAAACATTTGGGTATTGGATATATCAAGATACACATGATGCTGCTTCTCTGCAGGACATATTTAATCACTCAAGTATCGAATATACCAAGAGGTATATAGGTGTAAGCCAAGACCAAAAAGACAAAATGATTAATAATTTATCGTTCTTAAAGAGGAAAAGACGATAAATTTATTTTTTTATAGTAAGTATTTTACTTAAATGGGTTATGTAAAATATCATGTTCAAAAAATATATTACTTCTATATATAGTGCGACAAAAAAATGATATTTAACAAATAACTACATTATGTAAAATATCAATTTGTTCAAAAAAAGCTTATTTTTTATTGATATTTAAAACTAAAATTAGATTATTTGTAAAAAGTGCTAAAAAACGTTAGTTATATCAATTTATAATAAGTGTGCCGGTAAAAAAGAGAGGTGAAATGCGTGTCTAAAAGTAAAAAAGATATTATTTTAGATAACCTTGAAAGTATTGAAATATGGGCAAAACAAGGAATGAGCGAAAAGCAAATTGCTATGAATTTAAAAATATCATATTCCTATTTTAGAGAGCAAAAAAAGTCGTTATCGGCACTTTCAGAGGCATTGTGCCGGGGAAAAATAGTTGCAGATGTAGCAGTTGAAAACGCACTTTATAAAAGAGCTTTAGGATATGATGCTGTAGAAACTGTAGCAGTTAAAGTTAAAAGTATATATTTTGATGAAAGAGATAACAAGTGTCAGAAGGAAGAGGTTGTTACTGTAGATACAACAAGACATATTCCTGCTGATCCAGGAGCACAAAAGTTTTGGTTAATAAATAGGCAGAAGGATAGTTGGAAAGATAATCCTCATAAAGCTGCTAATGATAAGGAATTATTAGAGATTAAAAAGAAATTAGCTGAAAAGGATGATTGGTAATGTGGACAACATTACATAGTTTTTATTGTTCTAATGCGTGGTTAGAATTTAGAATAATAGTTATAGCTGAAAGATTTAACAAATGTGAAGACTGTGGAAAATATATAAAGAATTCGAAAGAGTTACAAGTGCATCATGAAACTGAGTTAACATTAGACAATGTAAATGACTATAATATTTCTTTGAATAAGGATAAAGTAAAAGTATTATGTCATGATTGCCATAATAAAAGGCATAGAAGATTTGGCAGCTATCAAAGAAAAGTATATGTTGTATATGGTCCACCATTAGCAGGTAAGAAAACATTAGTAAGTCAGTTGTTTAAAACTGGGGACATGATACTTGATATGGATTATATCTTTCAGTGTATCTCAGGTGAAGATATAAGAGTTAAACCTAATAACCTAAGGTTTAATGCTTTTAAGGTTAGAGATACTATTCTTGACATGATAAAGACTAGATATGGTAAATGGATTGATGCATATATAATTGGTGGATATGCAGAAAAATACGAGAGAGAAAGATTAGCAAATGAGTTAGGAGCAGAGATAATTTATTGTGAAGCAACTAAAGAAGAGTGCTATGCAAGGGCATTAGCTTTAGGCAACACAGAATATTATCAATACATAGATGATTGGTTTAATAATTATTCTACATAGCCCCCCCTACCATCAGTTTTAGGGGCGGTGCCCCGAGACCGTATGGCGAAGGTAATTTATATACACACTAAAATTTTGACTTTTTTGAAAAAAGTTTGAGAGAAATGACGAGGTTTTTTGAATGGAAGATAGATCAAGAGATATCAATCAAGAATATGAAAGAATTAAAGGATTATTTAGTGATGTTGATGAAAAGCAACTTGCTTTAATTGATGGAGCCTTTTGGGAATGTGCTAGATTGAGAATAGAATTAGATAAACTAAATGATATTTTAAAAGATACAGGTCCTGTTATCTGTAATCCTAAGAATAAAGGTCAACAAAAGGTTGTTCCAGCTGCTAGTATGGCTGTGAAAATTAGAGCTAACTATTTAAATTATTTAGCTAAGTTGTCTAATATATTAGGTAAAAATATTGACGATGAAGATGATGATCTAGAAGATTTTGAATAGGTTGTGATTAAATGTGGATTGAAGAATATTATAATAAATGCAAAAATGGTGAAATAATAATTGGTAAAGAATTGATGGCACAGCTTGAAATGCTAATATATGAAATTACTAATGCAGTTGTGTTAAATATTCAAATAGATTTAGAAGCTTCAAACAAAAGAATTAATTTTATAGAATCCAAGTGTAAGCATTATGAAGCGCCCTATGCAGGTAAACCTTTCATATTAGAATTATTTCAAAAAGCATTTATTGAAGCAATATTCTCTATAAAAATATATGATTATGAATTAAAAAAGTATGTTCGGAAGTACCAAGACATACTTTTTTTAGTTGGTAGGAAAAATGGAAAAACTCCACTCATTGGAGCAATATGTTTGGCTGAATGGTTCTGTGGAGAAATGGGTATGAAAATACTTTGTGCATCAAATGACTATGACCAAGCAGATTTAATGTTTCAAGCTATTAACTCAATGAGAGAAGAAAGTAAAAGTCTTGATAAAGTAACTAGAAAAAATATTAAAGGTATATTTTTTGGTAATCCAAAGCAGAAAAAGAAAAAAGGTAAATTTTCATATCAAAATAAAGGCAGCATAAAAAAACTATCAGCTAAGTCAGGTGCCAAGGAAGGTAGAAATATTGGTATCGGTGCTGTAGATGAAGTGTTTGAAATGCAAGATAATAAATTGATAATGCCAATAAGGCAAGCTTTATCTACACAGGATGAACCTTTGTACTTTGAACTTACCACAGAAGGTTTTACACAAGATGGGTATTTAGATTCTAGATTAATTGATGCAAGAAAAGTATTAAAGGGTGAAATAGAAAGGCCTAGATGGTTAATTTGGTTATATACACAGGATAGCGAAAGTGAAGTTTGGCAAAATGAACAATCTTGGTATAAAAGCAATCCTGGATTAGGAAGTATTAAAAAATGGTCTTTTTTAAGGCAAATGATTTTAGAAGCAAAGGAGTCATCATCTACTAGAGCATTTGTTTTAGCTAAAGATTATAATATAAAACAAAATAGTGCTACTGCATGGCTTGAAGAAGGTACAATAACAAATCTAAATACTTTTGATTTAGAAATGTTTAGAGGTTGGTATTATGTTGGTGGAGTAGACTTATCTGAGACTACAGATTTAACTAATGCCAAAGCTTTATTTTTACATCCAATAACATTTAAAAAGTACACTATAACAATGTATTTTATACCACAAAGTAAAGCTGATGCTGATTTAGAGGATAATAATACTAATCCTGAAAAGAAAGATTATAGACAGTGGGAAAAGCAAGGATTGGTTACTATAATACCAGGTAATGAAGTTGATTCTTCTTATATTGTTAATTGGTTTTATACTTTATATAAGCAATATGATATGAAACCATATAGGATAGGTTATGATAACTGGATGGCTAAAGAGTTTATTAAATTAGTAAAAGAGACATTTGGAGAAGAAGTGCCTGAAAGAGTTAATATGGACTATAATAGTTTGTCTAATCCTATGAGGCTTCTTGAACAAGATCTAAAAGATAAAAATGTAATTTACAATAATAATGAAATGGATGTATGGTGCCTTAAAAATACAGCAGTTAAACCTAATAATATAGGACAAATAATGCCAGTAAAAGTACAAGGACAATCCAAGAATCGTATAGATGGTGGATTAGGATTTATAATTAGTTATGCTGCATTAAGTAGATATAAAAGTGATTATTTAACATTAGTTAGTAAAATAGCATCTTAAACGAAAGGAGGTAAATAGATTGGGATTAGTTAATAGTGTAAAAAGTATATTTTTAAATAATGCTAAACAAAGACATTATTGGAATATTTTAAATGATAAAACAACTATTTTTACTGATTTTGGAGATGATGTCTATTTAAGTGATTTTGTTAATAATTGTATAGATAGAATAGCAACTGAAATTTCTAAGATAGAAATAGTTTCAGTTGTTAATAGGCCAGATACTATACAGCAACAAAATGATGATATAACTAGGTTGTTTAGGTTTAAGCCTAATCCGTTGCAAACAACTAAAGATTTTTTATCATGCTGTGAATGGTTAAGACGTAAAGATTATAACTGTTTTATCTACCCACAATATAAAGAAATTATAGGCAGTGATGGTATGAAGTATAAAAAGTATACTGCATTTTATCCTCTCAATCCCACAAAGGTTGAGTTTGGAATTAATGATGGTCATATTTGGGAAATCAGAATGTACTTTGAGAATAATTACACAGTTGAATTACCTTATAGTGAGATAGTTCATTTGAAGTGGAGAAGAGGTAAAAATACTATATCAGGAGGAGGTAATGACCAAGGCAATCCAGATACAACTGATTTATTGAAGTCAGTTAGAATTTTAGACCAAGTACTACAAGGTTTACCAAAAAGTATAGAAGCAGGTCTAAAAATTAAGGGTGTATATAGTGCTAAATCATTAATTGATAATGATAAATTAAAAGCTGCTAGAGATGATCTTGAATCACATATGTTTACATCAAAAGCTGGAATATTAGCTACAGATTTAGGCGGTGAGTTTACACCAATAAATTATTCTCCAACTCGTATAGAACCTGATGTTCTTAAGTTTTTAAAAGATATATTAAGAGAACGATATGGTATATCAGCTGACATATTAAGTGGAGACTATGATGGTGAAAAACATAGCGCATTTTATCAAACTTGTATTGAAGATTTTATTATAGAGTTTGAACAAGCTATGTCAAGTACAGTGTTTTCTGCTAGAGAACAAGATGTAGGACATAGAATTAAATGTTATTATAACAAAGTTGCCTACTTAACAACTTCAAATAAGATTGAGATAGCGAAACTAGCAACTGACACTGGTTTAATGCTGTTAAATCAAATTAATGAAATGTTTGGTATGTCACCTTTTGATGGAGGTAATAGGAGATTGCAATCATTAAATTATGTTAATGTTGATTTGGTAGACAAATATCAAATGGGAAAGGCAGGTAGTAAGAAAAATGAAAAGGAATGATAATAAATTACTTGATGAAAGCATGATAATCAAAAGGACTTTTGAAGTAGAAGACATGAAATTTATTGAGACAAGAGGTTTATCAGGTGAAGATGATAATAAATGCAAGAGACTTGAAGGTCATCCCGCTGTTTGTAACTCTAAAACTAACATAGGTAATTGGTATTATGAAATAATTGAAAGAGGAGCATTTGATAATTGTGATTTTGATGATGTTCTTTTTTTTGTTAATCACAATACTAACAAGATACCATTGGCAAGAAGTAGAAGAAATAATAAAAACAGTACAATGGAACTAAAAATTGATAATATTGGTCTTTTCATGAGAGCTGATATTGATGTTGAAAACAACTTGGAAGCTAAACAACTTTATTCCAGTGTTGAAAGAGGAGACATGAATGGAATGAGTTTTATGTTTAGGGTTAAAGAGCAAAAGTGGGAAAACCTTGATACTGATATGCCTACAAGAAGAATACTAAAAGTAGCAAAGGTATTTGAAGTTAGTGCAGTTAATCAACCTGCATATGATCAAACTGATATTGATGCACGTGATAAAGAAGCATTGGATAATGCTCTTCTTGCGTTGGATAATGCAAGGTCACAAGGATTGGACAATTCTAAAGCATTAGATATAGAAAAATTAAGAACACAAGTTTTATTAAAAATTTAAGTTTTGGAGGAATGATAATATGAATTGAGCAAAGTTAAAAGCTATGTTAGTAAAAAAAGAAGAGGAAAAATCAAAATTAGCAAAAAGAGCAAGGGAAAGTGATAAACTTGAAGAAGTTAGAGGTATAAATGACCAATTAGACACAATTAACAATGAGATTACAGAGTTAAGAGGCATTATTGAAGAAGCAGAAAAAGCTGTAGGTTCACCTTCTGGTGATGAAGCTACAAGAACAAAGCAAGTTAATGGTGCAGATGGAGATGAAGATCCTGAAAAAAGAAGTGGAGAATATATTCCAGGTGTAGGAATGGCAACTTTACAAACAGTAGATTTAGTAGCTAGAAGTAAAGAAGTAGCAGAAAAAAGATATAAAGAAATGGGAGAAGCTTTAAAGGAACAAAGAGCAGTTACAGTTGGTGCAAGTAGCATTATTTTACCTCAACATCAATCATCTGAAATAAGCCCAACTTTTAATCAAGTTTCATCGCTAGTTGACAGAGTAACACATAAGCCTTTAATTGGTGGAGAAAGCTATAAAAAACCATACGTAAAAGGTTATGGTACTGGTGATTATACAGCAGAGGGTGCAGCTGCTGTTAGTGCAGAACCAACCTTTGATTATGCTCAAATGTCAAAGACTAAGATTACAGCTTATGCAGAAGATACAGAAGAAGTTGAAAAGTTACCAGCTGCTACATATGCAGAAGAAGTTGAAAAAGGTATAAGAATAGCAATTAGAAAGAAAGCAACAAGAGAAATACTCATTGGTGATGGTACTACAAATCATTTAATGGGTATTTTTAATTCTTTAACAATTGATCCTTTAACTGATGTACAGATAAATGTTATAAACACAGACACATTGAAAAAAATAATCTTTAGTTATGGTGGTGATGAAGAGGTTGAAGATGAAGGTGTTCTTATTCTTAATAAAAAGGACTTAATGGCATTCTCTCAATTGAAAACTAATGATGGCAGAGATTATCATAAGATTGCTACAAAAGGTAATGTTGGAATGATAGATGACACACCATTTATAATCAATAGCGCCTGTAAGGCAATATCTGATACAGCAACAGCTACAGGACAATATTGTATGGCATATGGACCTTTATCAAACTATGAACTTGCTATATTTAGTGACATAGATGTTAAAAAGTCATCTGACTATAAATTTAAGGAAGGTATGATTGCACATAGAGGTAATGTATTCCTTGGTGGAAACGTAGTATCACATAATGGTTTTGTAAGAGTAAAAAAGTAATATTCCTTGGAACATTAGACCTGACATCAGTTGCAGGGAATACAGTTGGTAATACAAAAGTAACAGTATTACCAACTTTAACGTCAGGAAATAGCTACAAATATAAAGTGGCAGCTAATCCTACAATGCCAGAGTATGACCAAGTTTGTACTACAGGATATACTGTATGGGATGGAACTTCAGATATAACAGCAACAACTGGACAGAAAATAGTGGTAGTAGAAGTAGATTCAAATAATAAGGCTAAAAAAGGTGGAATTACTACTGTAACATCTAAGGCCTAAACTATTATAGGAGATGCAATGCATCTCCTTATTTAAAGTAGGTGATTAAAATAAAAGAACCGATATTAACACCAGAAGAAAAATTGTTATTAGATATAAAAGAATTTATTGCAGATGATAGTGATGATCTACAAACTTTAATGTTAATTAGAACACTGAAGAGTGCTGCTGAGGAATTTATAAAAGGTTTAGGTGTAAATAGTTCAAGTATTAATTATGAAAATAGTTTATATAAGCTTGCTGTAATGATGTTAATAAGTCATTGGTATGAAAATAGAAATATAGTTGCAGTAGGTACAATCACAAAAGAAATGGAAATATCTTTTAAAAGTATTGTTATTCAGTTGAGAAATATTAAGTCAACAGTATAGGGGTGTAATATGAATCCAGGAGAATTAAATAAAAAGATTACTATACAAAGATGTACTTCAGATAAAGATATTAATAAAGTAAAAATACAAACTTGGAAAGATATTAAAACATGCCATGCAAGTGTTAAGAATCTTTCTGGAAAAGAGTATTGGACAGCTAAAGCATATGAAGCTGAAAGAACAGTTGTTTTTACAATTAGGTATAATAGTTTACCTGATATATCTTTAAAAGACAGAATTAAGTTTAATAATAAACTGTTTAATATTTCTTTAATAGACAATGCACTTTATAAAAATGAAATTTTTATTATAAGAGCAATGGAGGTTATAACATGATCGGTGAATTAGAAAATAGTGAATTATATAACCTAGAAAAAACATTTGATAAGATATTAAAAGAATTTCCAAATGCAAGGAAAAAACTTGTAAGTGTAAGTGGAAAAAAACTCTATGACAAAGTAAGAGAAAATATCAGACGTGATGTTAAAGAAAACACTGGTAAATTATTGCGAGGCGTAACTATGGTAGTTGGTAGTGGTGGAGGATATGTAGCAATAAGGGCAAATCATAGTATAGCACCACATTCTCACCTAATAGAAAATGGCCACAGGATAGTTACAGGTAAGAGATTTGATTCAAAAATATATAATGATTTGAAAAAAGTAAGAGTAACCCCCGAAAGAACAGCGGGAATGAGCGTAGAGAAATATAGAAAAGTTATAAAAGGAATTCAAGCTGCTGATATGAAAAAAGCAGATACAAGAGTATATTCTGATGATTGGGTACCAGGCAAGCATATGTATAGAAATGCGTTAAATGATTTAATATTTGAACTAGAAAATGATGCTGAAGAGTTTATAGAGAAGATAGTTGGTGAGGCTTTTGGTTAAATTAACAGATATAATATTTGCTATAGTTAGAAGATTTGATGCATGTGTCGAAAATAGTAATAACGAATTAGGAGAATACACACATGAAATAGGAGAATACACAGGTGATGAAAAAACATTTTGTTATTATTTAACATTTGTAAAGGAAAGGCAAGTCAATAAATTTATAAAAGAAAGTTTAGTTGATATACAGGTAATTTATCATGGGTTAAGAGAAGAATATAAAGGAAAGACAAAATTAATTGATAAATTAAAGGTCCTGGAAGACGTAAAGGTATTCTTAAGTCAATTTAATATTGATGTTGGTGATAGAAATTTAAAATTTGATTATGATGTAGGTGATACAGACGGAGAAATTATGATTAATCTATCATTTCGATTTTATGATGATGTTATTGATTTAGAGTACAATGAAGCGCAACTTAGAGAAAGAATACAAAACATTTATTTTGAAAGGATGATTGAATAGTGGGATTACCAAATATTCTAATAGAATTTAAGACAAAAGCAAGTACAGCAATAAAACGTGGCGAACGTGGTATAGTAGCTATAATTGTAAAAGAAACAGTTAGCAGTGTGAAAGAGTTTGCAACATCAGCAGATGTTGTAGGTTATACTGCTACAAATTTAGCATATATTAATCGTGCATTTTTAGGTGGAATTAAACCTATCAAAAAAGTGATAGTAATTGCAACAGACACAATATCCAATGCTCTTGCAAAAGCTGAAACAGTTAAATTTGACTACTTAGTTGGCACACCAGATTTGACTGCAAGTGAAGCAACAGAAATAGCAACAGCTATAAAAGCTATGAGAGACAATAAATTTATAAAAGTTAAGGCAGTTTTACCAAATAATGTTGCTGATCATGAAGGTATAATTAATTTTACAACTACTAATATAGTTGTTGGTACAGATACATTTACTTCAGCTCAATTTTGTAGTAGAATAGCAGGACTTTTAGCTGGGACTCCTTTGCAAGAAAGTGCAACATATAAAGTGCTTTCAGAGGTTACTGATGTACCAAAGAAAACAAAAGCTGAATTAGATACTGCGATTAATGCTGGTAAGTTTGAAATATTTTGGGATGGAGAAAAGGTTAAAGTTGCAAGGGCTGTTAATAGCTTAACTACTGTAGGTAGTTCTAAATCAGAAGATATGAAGTCCATAAAAATTATAGATATAATGGATCTAATTTATTCTGATATTAAAAGAACTTGCGAAGATAATTATGTAGGTAAGTTTGCTAATAATTATGATAACAAGTGCAATCTTATAGTTGCAATAAAGACTTATTTAGAAAGTCTTAAACGTGAGGAACTTCTTGATGGTGATATATATGTTGGTATTGATATGGCAGCACAAAAGGATTACTTAACAACTAATGGAGTAGATACAGAAGGTATGAAAGATTTAGACATAAAGAAAGCTAATACCGGTACCAATGTATACCTAGAAGGCAAGTATAAAATTACTAATGCAATTGAAGACATTAGCATTAAGTTTTATGTATAGGAGGGATCTAAATGTCAAAAAAATTAGATGCTAAAAGAATTATTAATGGTACATTTGGAACTATGTACTTAGATGGTGAAGAAGTATCAGAAGTAACAGGCTTAAAGGCTACTATAGGGCTTAACTTTCAAAACGTAGCTATATGTGGTGTATTAGACGGCGGTGATAAATTAACAGGAACAACTAAAAATGGAAACATAACAATGCACAAAGTTAATTCTAGAATGGCCAAAAAGATAGCTGATAATATAAAAAATGGTATTGTTCCGGATTTTACTATTGTTAGCAAGCTAGAGGACCCAGATAGTTTAGGAGCTGAAAGAATAGCCTTATATGGTGTAAAGTTTACTGAGCATACACTTATAGATTGGACTGCTGGTCAATTAGGCAGTATTAACCAAGCATTTAAGTATGGTGACTTTGAATATTTAGATATGATAGACGAGGTGTAATCCTCGTCTTTTAATTTATGGAGGAAATATATGAGTATAATAGATAAACTATTACAAACAGATGTTAATAAGCTTGAAAAACAAGCTAAAAAATTTGAAGTAAAAAGATTAAGCGAAGTTTTAGGAGAACCATTTGTTGTAACAATAAAGCCTTTAACAATGGAACAAGTTTCACATGTTGCAGAAATTGCAAAAAACGGAAATGAAAGAGAATTATTCATTGTAGAAGCGTGTAAAATTGAAGGTAAAAAATTTACTGATAAGGAATTACTGGATAAATTTAAATGTACTAGTGGTGCTGAGGTAGTAAGAAAGTTGCTACAACCAGGAGAAATACAAGCTGTATATAATATAATAAATGATTTATCTGGTTATAAAATTGGAGTAGTTGAAGAAATAAAAAACTAATAGAGCAAGGCGATTGCCTTGCAAATTTATTGTATTACAATTGGGTAAAACATGGAATTGAGCCAAGTAAAATATACAACATGCCTAAGGGCGAGCAAACTCTAATAAGAGCCTTTTATATTATAGAAAAAGATGAAATAAGCAAACGCCTTGAAGGTAGGTGATTGAATGTCAAAAAAAGATGTTAGTATTGTTTTTAAAGCTGATTCTACGGGATTAATAAATAGTTTAAACAGTATGAAACAGCAAGTAAATGGACTGTCTAAAGATGTAAAAGAGTTTGAAAAAATAAAAAACCAAGCTATTGAAAAGAGAACAGAGATAAATCTCGACATTACTAAAGCCCAACAAGCAATGAAAGATTTAAAAAAGGCTGTAAAAGACGGTGCTGAAGGTTCTGAAGAACAGTTTAAAAAACAAGCACATTATTTGCAATTATTGCAAGATGAATATAAAAGATTAGGGCAAGTAGCATCTCATGCAAGTAATGAGGAAATGAAGCTACGTTCTGAAGTATCTAAAACATCAAATATGACACAAAGTAGAAGTACATTAGCAAAAGGCCTTATGCAAGCTGGATTAGGAAATATGCTAGGACAAAGCGTTCAAAATGCATCTAATACATTTATTACAAGTGTATTAGGTTCAAATACTGGGGGATTAGTAAGTGGATTAGCAGGCTCTGCTATATCAGGAGCAGCTATTGGAAGCATTTTACCTGGAGTCGGAACAGCAATCGGAGCTGGTGTAGGAGCAATCGTTGGTGCAATTAACGGATTAAGCTCTATCATAGAGAAAAAAGATGATTTATTTAGGCAAGAAGTACAGACTATATATAATCAAATTCAACAAACAAACAGTGAAATATTAGCAAGTGGTATAACATCAGCAACAACTCTAGAACAAAACATGATTAGCTTTTCTACCCTTCTTGGAGGAAAAGATAATGCAAGTAGATTCTTAGAGGATGTTAGACAATTTGCTGCTGTAACACCATTTGAAACAGATGGTCTTTTAAACACAGCAAAAACTCTTTTAAGTTATGGATATAAACAAGATGAGATAATTCCTTTAATGTATAAAGTAGGAGATGCCGGGTCTGCTTTAGGAATGGACGAAAACTCAATGAATTGGGTTGCAACATCCCTTGGTAGAATGAGAAGTAGTGGCAAGGCTACCCTTGAATATTTAAATCCTTTGATTGAAAGAGGTATACCAGCAATACAGTATTTATCCGAAAGCCTCGGTAAGAGCGTTGGCGAAGTTTATGATTTAATATCTAAAGGAAATATTGATGGTGTAAAGGCTGCTACAGTAATATCAAATGCAATGGGAGAACAGTATGCTGGTAATATGCAATTGCAGAGTGGCACAACTAGCGGTTTAACTAGCACATTAGACGATGCTTTAAAAGAAATTAATAGATATCAAGGTGAAGGTTTTAATCAGCAAAGAAAAATTGGATTACAAAACGAAATAGCAGCTTATAGTGGTTCAATGGGCGAAGAAATGAAAGATGCATATAAGCTTATTGGTATGTTTGAGGCAGACTTAGAGAATAAACATCAACAAATGCTCATAGATGCAATAAAAAATGTGCAAGAAACAGAGGAATACAAACTAGCATTATCAGAAAATGATAAAGTAAAAATAGGTGAATTATATTCAAAGGCAAGGGCAGAGGCAGAGACAAAGTATAAAAATTCTGATATATATCAGGCCAAGTTGCAAAATGAGTTAAATTTAATTGGGGACATTCAAAATGCTATTATTGATAACGGTGCATATATGAAATTTGGCGAAACTATGGCAAATGAGTTTACAAAAGGATGGAACTCTGTAAGGTTAGACAACTTAGACCTAGACTCATACCATGAAGACTTTCAAATAAGAATTGATGAGAATTACAATACACAAACTAACTTAGCTAATGAAGAATATGAAAGTTGGCTAAAAGAAATGGGATTAGGAAATGGAAATGCAACTGGGTTAGATAGAGTTCCATATACAGGCTTGTTCTTACTACATGAAGGCGAGAAAATAACTGCTAAGCACGACATAGAAGATGGAAAATCAACTGATGTACCAATAATAAATCTTTATGTTACTGGAAGTAATAAAGAGCAGATTGTAAAAGAAGTTGCTATTAAAATAAATAACGCATTAGAAAATTTAGGGGAGGTAAGTTAATGAAGTTTGAATTTTGGTTAAAAAATGAAAAAGATAATGTTGATTTACTTCTTCCTGTTACTCCTGGAGGATATAGTATAAGTTATGGCAATGCAATAGAAACTCTAGAGTTAACCAGTGTAGGCGATATAAATATGACCGGAAACAGAAGAGCAATAGCTATTACTCTTGAAGGAATGTTAAGTACAAAACAGACTAATTATTTAAACAGAGTAACTTATGCTGTATCAATGGTTGATGATTATGTTAATTTAATTAAAAAATGGATTGATGATAAGGATATAATTAGATTAATAATAGCAGATGAAAATACAACAAAAATTAATCAAGAATTTTTAATTGAAGATATTATGTATAGCGAAGATGACAAATCAAACGGAGACATAAACTATATTTTAAAATTAAGAGAATACCGTAAATTGTTAATATCTGAGACAATAACAATAGAAAATGTGTTACCTAGATCAACAAAACAAACACCAAATGCAAAGACTTATACAGTTGTAAGCGGTGATAGTCTAAGTAAAATAGCTCGAAAAATGTATGGAGATGCATCTAAGTGGACCATTATTTACAATGCCAATAAGTCTATTATAGGTAACAATCCAAATTTAATATACGTAGGTCAAAAATACACTATACCGGAGGCATGATATGGAGCTGTGGTTATTAAGCAAAAACAAAGAAATAAATCTAAGTAAAGTTGTTGATGAGGTATCTACCGAAGGTAATTATGCTAATGTATGCAGGACGTGCAACTTTGGTTTACCTTTATCACAATCAGACATTAGAACACATTTAATTAATATAAATGTTGGAGATAATATACAATTGATACATGACAACGTGAATTTATTTACAGGTATAGTGTGGAATATACCACGTCAAACAAGTGGCAAGAGTATAGATATCAGCTGCAAAAGTTATGGAATATACTTAAAGAAAAATAGTGGCTTTTACAAATTTAATTGTACACCTGAGAGTGCTGTGCAGCAGATAGCAAAGGACTTCAATATAGAACTTGGCCAAGTTGCTACAACGGGAATAACCGTTAAACGTAACTTCTTTGGAAATTCTCTATACGATATTATAATGACTATGTATAGCTTAGCAAACGATAAAAAATATATTGCATTATATGACAAGAACAAACTTATTATAGTTGAAAAAGGTACGCTGATAACAAAGCCAATAAAAAGTGGTTATAATTTACTTACATTATCTTATAATGATACATTAGAAAATATGACTAATAGGGTTTATGTTTATAATAAAGACAATATATTAATAGATACGATAAGCAATAATACTGATATAACCAACTATGGTATTTTATCTAACTATGTTAAAGCGGATGACAGTAATTATAAGGAACAAGCTAATAAATTACTAAATAGTTTAGATCAAGAAATACAAGTACAATGCATAGGGGATACATCATATGCAGTTGGAAAGTCGGTAATGCTGGAGGAACCTTATACAAAAGTAAAAGGTAGATTTTACATTGATGAAGATAGTCATATTTTTAAAAATGGTATATATACAAACAAGCTTGCATTAAACTTTAAAAACATTATGGATGAAAAAGAGGCTGGTTCATATGAACAAGCATATAAATCACAGTCAAATAAAGAAGTTGGTGAAAATTTAATATTTAAAAAATGGTTAAATGAGGGAGGAGAAAAAAGTGGAGTTTACAAAACTAGCTCAATGTATCATGGGTTCGTCACAAAAGACTAATCAATATATTATAGGCATAGTAAAGACTATAAATCCTCTTACAATAACAGTAAATGGACTTGATTTTACTGAATACGAGCTATTGATGAATGCAGATATAAAAGAAAAAAATGCAACAAATGATTACTTTAGTATTGGTAATAAAGTACTATTTATAAACAATGATGGTGAACTTATACTAATATGTAAGGTGGTGTAACATGTTTCCTTTTTACGGAGATAAAAAGAGCGAAGAAATAGCAGAATTGCCAATTTGCAAAGATATAGATTGGGATTATGAAAATAATAAACCTAAGTATATAAATGGAATGCCAAAGTGGGTGTATGGGTTAGAGGCCGTAAAGGCATGGTGTTATAGGACTCTACAAGTGAGACGTTATAATTTGGAAATGTATACTTGGAATTTTGGTGTAGAGTTTGAAAACCTTGTAGGGAAGCATTACAGCAAGCAATATACAAGAGCAGAGGCAATACGATATATTCAAGAAGCATTATCAATTAATCCGGATATTACAGGCATAAGCAATGTAATTGTTAGTTCTGAAGGAAGTAACTTGAATATAAGTTGTAATATAGATACTGTTTACGGTACAGAGGAGGTGGCAGTAAGTGTCTAAAGCCGCTGAAACAATAAAAAACAATATTTTAGATAATATTATTAATTTAGATAAGCAAGAAGGATCATATGTATCTGATATAGTTACTCCAATATCAATTGAAATGTCAGAGTTATGGAGAGAATGCGATACTATAACAAGTATGGTTTTTATTAATGGCCTTAGTGGTAATTATTTAGATAGTAAAGCATCTGAGTATGGACTAACTAGAAAATATGAAACAGTAGATGGCGAAACTGTGGGGGAAACAGATGAGGAGTTAAGAATAAGATTGATAAGGCAAATTTCTTCTCCAAGCTCTAGTGGAAATAAATCTGATTATATAAAGTGGTGCACTGAAATAGCTGGTATAAGTAATGCTAGAGTAATTCCAATATGGAATGGGAATGGAACGGTTAAGATTTTACCAGTTACAACTGAAAAAAAAGCTCCTGCAGTTTCTAAAATAACAGAAATAACAAATAATATTGAAGCTAACAGACCAGTTGGTGCAACAGTATCGGTAGTCGCACCTACAGAAAAAGTTATAAATATTACTGCAACTGTAGTATTGACACCAAATGCTGATTTAACAGTAGCGAAACAGAAATATACTGCTCTGGCTACAGCATATATACAAAATAGTGTATTTAAATTATCTAATGTTGACTATAATAAGCTATTATCTCTATTTTACGAAATGGAGGAAATACAGAGTGTGACAACATGTAAAATAAATAATGGAACAGTAAACATAGCAATAGCTAATACAGAAATACAAGTAATTGGAACAATTACAATAACGGGGGCGAGTAGTTAATGAACTTAATTAAATATTTGCCTCATTTTTATGGCAATTCTGAAGAAGTTAAAGAGCTGCAAGAAGCATTATCTGATGAAGGTACAATAATAGAAAATGAAATAAATAGTATTAAAAACCAAGTATTTGTTGATTCCGCAACATGGGGGTTAACATATTGGGAAAAGTTATTAGGATTGCATACAGATACAACACAAACAAACGAAGTAAGAAGAAGTAGAATAAAAACATACTTAAGAAATAATGGTACATGTACAAAAGTAAAACTAAAAAATATTTGTCACAGCTATGTAAATGGAGAGGTAGAAATAATAGAAGACAATGCTAATTATAAGTTAACTGTTAAGTTTGTAGGTGAAAATGGAGTACCAGCTAACATTGATTACTTAAGAAATGCATTAAGAGAAGCGATACCAGCACATTTACAGTTTTTATTTGCCTATAGTTATTTGTTGCTAAAGGATGTTGATGCAATGACATTAAATGAACTAGAACAAACCAGCTTAATGAGTTTTGGAATGTAGGGGGTGTGAAATGAGTATACTAACAACTTTTTTAAAATTATTTAAATATACACAAGAAGATAAAAACAACAATGTTAACTTTAATATTGAAACTGCATTAAATGAAAACTGGGATAAAATAGAATCTAATGCACTATCCTTTAGTCAGACTTTGGAAGAAATTACGGACAATTTAAAAAATGGACAATACGTATCTCCAGCTAAATATGCATTAATATCTTTAGAGGGAATTGGAACAAGCGATTATTGTACTATAACAATTCTAGGCAAAACTGGTAGTAATGTATTTCAGTCGTTATGTGGTTTTAGTATAACGTCTGGTTTACAACAAATAAATATGGGTGTAGATTTAGAAAAAGCGAAAATAATAAGTTTAAATAGTATTAATTATTTAGCTGTGTTAATACCTGCTTATAGTATAGTACATTTTTCGCCTATCTGTAGTGAAACATTAGCAAAGGCAAAAGATGCTGTTGTAACTTATGCAACAGATATATCAGCCTATACAGTATTAAAAGAAGCAACTAAGAGTTTAGTGGCAACGACCGATAAAATAGATATTTCATCTCTTTTAGTGAATGGTTGGACAAATAATGGAGGTTGCACAGTTTCTAAAAGTGGAAATGTTGCTTGTTTGAATTTAAACATTGTAATTGGCACTAGCACAATTTTGACATTACCACCAGAGCATAGACCATCGCAAGAAAGGTATGTTTCCGCTACTATGTTTTATGCTTCTAGTGGTACATATCCATGTACAGCATGTTTTTTAACAATTAAGACTAATGGAGAAATATCAATGACTGGAGTTAAGGGTAGCAATACACATTTAGTAGTGGGAGGTAGTTTTGCATTATGATAAATTCAGAGTTGTTAAATCTAAAAAATATACCCGAAGAATTACATCAATATTGTCATATGACTATAAACAATGAAGTTTTTAGACCTATTACTACAGAAGAAATTACGGTAGATAATGACGATATTGAACATATTAATTACACAATTATAAAGACTGGTGAACAAGTTTATAATGATTGGCAAGCACAACAAAATGTTATTCCGAAACCAAGCCAACAAGATACTTTAAATGCGCAGCTTTTAAAAGATAATGCAACGATGAAAGTTGAGATGAACAATCAAAAGGCTTTAAATTCTCAATTATTATTGGAGATTGCAAAGTTAAAACAAGGAGGTACTGCAAATGTTTAGTTACATAAAAGAATACTATAAAATGGGGTTATATACTCAATCTGATTTAGATATATTTGTTAGTGCTAAGATGATAGATGAAACACAAAAGCAAGAGATAATGTCCGTATTATAAACATTAAGCGGACAAAGTAAAATTAAATTAAGGCATAGAGAGGCACTCAAGAGAGTGTTATTTTTATACCTTTAAAAATAAGAGGTGGTAAATGCGAATAAATATTTTAGATTATATAAAATCTATCCAAGAAACAAATCCTGTTATATCGATTTTTCTTGGTGTAACTACATATATACTGTTCCCAGAGCAAGCATATTTGACAGCGTTTTGTGCTGTTTTAGGTGTAATGGTACTTGATGTTATAACAAAGTATTATTCAATAGCCGTTAAACACGGTGGTTTTTGGAGAAGTTTAAAGGACAAATTTATTAACAGTAATAGTATGTGGGTTGGTACCTCAAGAAAGATATTTACATACCTAATAATTTTTATAATGGTAGGGCTAAGTTACAGAGTATCTCCTGTCGCTGGGGTAGCATCATTCCTAGGAACAATAGTATACTCTCTATTATTTCTTAGAGAATGTCAATCTATTTTGGAAAATCTTGAAGATGCGGGATCTGATGTAGGTTGGCTCACTGCTATAGTAAAAAAGAGAAAGAAAAAAATTTTAGAAGAAGAAGGAGTAGAAGAAAATGATGATAAATAATATTGATTTAACACCAATTTTGACAGCTATTATTGCACTTATTGGAGCATTAATCACTTACTACGTTATACCTGTTTTAAAAGGTAAAATTTCAGCCGATACTTGGAATGAAATAATCAAGTGGGTAAAAATTGCTGTTGCTGCCGCTGAACAGATGAAAGAAGCAGGGCTTTTGGATTATGACAAGAAAAATTATGTAATAGAGTTTTTAAAATCTAAAGGTTATAAAATTAATGAAGCCGAATTAAATGCAGCTATCGAAGCGGCTGTCTATGAATTAAATAACAGTAAGGGAGTTAAGTGATATGGCAACACTAAGATGCAATCCAACTGATAGTGTAAGGCAAACTAGTCCATATGGTCCACGTAACTATGCAGGTTTAGAGTTTCATCCTGGTATAGACATAGGCGCCATGGTTCCAGGTAAAGAGGGAGATAATCTCTATGCTGTAGCAGATGGTACTGTTAGAGTATCTAAGGCAAATAGCGGGAATCCATCAACCGGGTATGGATATTATGTAGTAATAGAACACAATAACTTCTGTAGTTTATACGGACATTTACAGAAGTTAGAAGTAAAAGAAGGACAGAAAGTAAAAGCTGGAGAAATTATCGGACATATGGGTAACACCGGAGTATCATCTGCAGCTCATTTACATTTTGAAATTAGAGAATGTAACTACGCAAAGTTTTGGGAGAAAGGAATTTTAAAAGGTGAATATAAGTATGCAATAGATCCTCAACCTTTACTATTAAAAAATGTGTTGTCTATTACAGAATCATTAAAAATTATAAAGAAAGAAACCAATTATGATAATGACACAATCAAATTTATGCTTACTCATCCATGGCCACAAAACTTTTTAGATAAATCTGCAAAAGCTATGTTATAAAATTTTAACCAGGGCATTTGTCCTGGTCTTTTTTATTGTTCAAAAATGAAATATAGCCAACGGGGGTTGGCTATATTGTTAACTTTCAGGGTATATATTTAGGGAATATATATTGTCTACATATTAGACCATATTTTTACATTTGTCAATATCGTTAAAATATAACAATTATTTGAAACATTCAATGCCACGTTCTACAGCACGAATGATAGCAGCAACTCATAGCAACAATAAAGGTACAACGCTGTACTTTAGTTTGTTACTGTGAACTGTTGTTATAGTTATTGCGAAACTTTGTTGCTATTAAATTCTTTAAATTTCAATATTAAATTGCATATTTTTTGATATTTATTTTTACTTTTTTTTATAATTTTTTAATATTCTTATTTTATTAAAAAAATTGCTGACTAATATACTTTTACCATGTTTTAAAATCAAGCTTTTTAATTAAAATACATGAAAACACATTGACTAGTTTTTGTATATAAATTATTATAGTATTTAAGTAGGTAATAGTTGAACTGATCACTCAACTAATGTGCTCTCCTGAAGCGCGTACCTACTTATTTTTATTTCAGGAAAAAAACATATCAGGAGGATGTATGGAAGATTTGAAAGAAATATTTATTGTAAAAACACTTTGTGACATCCAAGAACTTGACGATTATTCACCAACTAATATAAGAACTATATTAGATAAAAACTTATCCGGATTAACAATTAATAAGTTAGAGCTAGCACTTGTAAAAAGCGATATAATAGAAAAGGTTCAATATTATCTAGCAAGTAGAAAAGTCGAAGGATTAAGCATAAAAACACTTAATACATATCAATTAAGACTAACTAACTTTGCACAGTTTATAATCAAGCCTTCGGATATGATTAATGTGAATGATATCAGATTATACTTAGTATATCTACAGCAAGAACGCAAATTAAAGCAGTCATCCATGAACAATGCAATAACAATTTTAAAGTCTTTCTTTAGATTTTTACGCGATGAAGAATTTATATCTAAAGATCCTACAACTAAAATTAAATTGGCTAAGATTAATAAAAAAGAACTACGTGGGCATTTAGATATTGAGGAATTGGAAAAGTTAAGAATGGTGTGCAAGGATATTAGAGAAAAGGCTATTATAGAATTTATGTACTCATCTGCAGCTCGAGCATCGGAAGTTATTAATGCAAAAATCTCAGATATTAATTTTTATACTAACAGTCTTAAAGTTATTGGAAAAGGCAGTAAAGAAAGGGAAGTTTATATATCACCAAAGTGTAGACTATATATTAAGGAATATTTAAAATCTAGAGCTGATTCAAGTGAATATTTATTTGTATCTTCAAAGAAACCACATGACAAAATTACTGTATCTGGACTAGAAAAAATATTAAAAAGAATAGCAAAACGTACTGATATAACTAAAAGTATTTACCCACACTTACTTAGACATACGTGGGCTACGTTTGCTTTAAAAGGAAATATGGATATTGGTACAATTCAAGAAATTTTAGGTCATGAAAATCCATCAACTACGCAAATATATGCTAAGAATGATAAAAGTACAGTTAAATTTAAGTATGAACGTTTAATGGCATGTTAA